GCTCCAGCAACTTGCGCAGGCCGCCCAACAGCAGCCGCCAGAGGAGCAGGGTAAGCAAGCGGAGTTGCAGGCCAAGGGCCAATTGGAATCGTCCAAGATGCAAATGCAGTCGGCGCTAAAACAGGCCGAAATGCAGCACGCCTTGCAGATGGAGCAGATGAAGAACCAAGCCAAGATGGCTATGGAACAGCAAAAAATGAACTTTGAAGCGCAACTGAAGGCTGCTGAACTGCAAGCCCAACAGGCTGCTGCCAAATACAAGGCTGACGTTGACGCCCAGACCAAACTGATTATCGCCCAGATGGGCAAGACGATGCCTGAGCCACCTTTTACGCAATGAAACGGACGTACGTTTACATAGACGGCGAGTTTGTGGAGCGCAAGAAGGACGACAAGGGGCGCTACCACTACGTCATGCCTGACATCACGCCCTATCGGAGCATGATTGACGGCAAGATGGTGACATCACGCTCGGAGCATCGCCGTCATTTAAAGGCTAACAATTGCGAGGAGGTAGGTAACGACGACCCTGCCAAGCACATTCGGCGTGAACCCGAGAAAAACACTCGGCTGGAACGCATTAAGCACATGGTCAACACACGCATGACCAACGAACAGGCTGATCGCATACTGCGCGAAATACGCCAACAAGCCAATTTCACCAATCCCCACAGGAGAGGGTAATGGACAACACTAATCCAGCAATGGTTGCGGCACGGGAAGATCAGGAGATTGACCGTCGTGAGTTGTTAGAAGCAGGGTTTGAGGCCGCCGAGAAGGGCGAACCCGTAGAAACCGTCGTACGCGATGCGGCAGGACGGTTCAGCAAGCAAGAAACCGAGCAGCCGGTAGAAACAGCGGAAGAAAAGTCGTCGTTTAACACGCTGTACGACAACGATCCAGTGTGGAAACGCCCGCCTGCCTCTTGGCGTCGGGAATACCACGAAATTTGGCAGAAAGCCGACCCGAAATTGCAGGAATACGCGTGGAAGCGTGAAGAAGAAATGCGCAAGGGTGTGGAAAACATCTTTGGCAAGGCTGAATTTGCGGATTCTATGCAAGCGGCCATTGAGCCGTATATGCAAACCATCCAAGGGTTAGGCATTACGCCTGACAAGGCCGTGTCTGCGCTGATGCAGGCCGACCATATGCTGCGGAACAGCGACCCGCAGACGAAAATGCAGTATTTCACGCAGTTGGCGCAGTCGTATGGCATTAATTTGGGTGCCATGACGCAGCAGCCGGGTCAGCAAGGGCCACGCGCTGTTGATCCGCTCGTTTACCAACTGCAAAATGAACTTAACAAGGTACGTGGCGAGGTCATGGGCTGGAAACAGCAGCAGGAAATGGCCGAAAACCAGAACTTGTTGACCGAAATTAACAGTTTTAGTCAAAAGGTTGAGTATTTTGAGGAAGCACGCCCGGTGATGATCCAACTCCTACAGGGTGGACTCGCCGAGACGTTGCAAGACGCGTATGAAAAAGCCATCCGTCTTACCCCCGATTTGTTTGACCAAGTGACCAAGGCCCGACAGGCCGAGGAAGCGGCTAAACAGGCCAAAGAGGCCAACCGGGCGGCGAAAGTTGCCCGTGCAGCAGCGGTGAGTGTCAGAAGCGCCACACCCGGCGTAAACACGGCTCCCAAGGCAGCAAACCGTCGCGCACTTCTTGAAGAAGCATTGAACGAACAAGAAGCGCGTTTGTAATTAACTGAACTAGGAGACATCAAATGGCATTTGCCAACTCTAGTATCAGCGACATCATTGCTACCACGATTCAGAGCCGTAGCGGTGAACTTGCTGATAACGTGACGAACAACAACGCGTTGCTTCGTCGTCTGAAGGAGCGTGGGAACGTCAAGACGTTCTCGGGCGGTAACGTGATTTTGCAAGAAATCATGTACACCGATCCGACCACCAACAACACCAACTCGTACAGCGGCTATGAAGTGCTGAACGTGGGCCAGAACTCGCCGATTTCTGCGGCGCAGTTCAGCATCACGCAGTACGCCTCGGCTGTGACCATTTCGGGTCTGGAGATGATCCAGAACTCGGGCAAGGAGGCCATCATTGACCTTCTTGACGGTCGCATGGAAGTCGCGGAAGCCCAACTTGCCAACCGCATCTCGGGCGACCTGTACGGCGACGGCACCGGAAACGCCGGCAAGAACCTCACGGGCCTTGCTGCGGCTGTGCCGGATGACCCGACTGTTGGCACCTACGGCGGCATCAACCGCGCTGTGTGGTCGTTCTGGCAGAGCAAGAAGTTCTCGGCTGCCGCTGATGGCGGTGGTGCGGGCGCTGTGTCCAGCACGACGATTCAGGGCTACATGGATGCGCTTGCCGTGCAACTCGTTCGTGGAACCGACAAGCCTGACCTCATCGTGGCCGACAACAACTACTACCGTTTCTACCTGCAATCGCTGCAAGCGATCCAGCGTATTACGGAGAGTGGTTCGGGCCTCGCCGGAGCGGGCTTTGCCTCGTTGAAGTATTATGGCGCTGGTATGGCCTCCGACGTTGTGTTGGACGGTGGTATCGGATCGTCCACGTACAACAGCGGTTCGGGCAACGCGAACCACATGTGGTTCCTCAACACCAAGTACCTGATGTTCCGTCCGCACAAAGATCGTAACTTTGTGCCGATTGGCGGTGAGCGTCAGGCCGTCAACCAAGACGCCATTGTGAAACTGATTGGCTGGGCCGGTAACCTCACCTGCTCGGGCAGCCAGTTCCAGGGAGTTTTGATAGCGTGATAGCCTAAAGTTAGGCGACAGGGTATAATGTCTCCATGTAAATGGAGGTACTTATGCCCGGCGGTAGACCTAGATCAGACGTTAAACAAAGGTTTTTGGAAAAAGTTAAGCAAATGGAGTCAGGGTGCCACGAATGGCAAGCAGGACAAGCGAGAGGCGGGTACGGGAAGTTTACGGTTTGGCCGAAAACAACCACCGCGCACCGCGTAGCCTACGAACTATTTGTGGCCCCGATTCCAAACGGGAAATGCGTGCTGCATTGCTGCGATAACCGGCTCTGCGTCAACCCTGCGCATCTATTCATAGGTGACACTGTTGACAACATCAGAGACATGGATCAAAAGCAGCGGCGCGGCACAAAAAGCCGGCTAACTTACGCTGATGTGGAGCAGATTAAGCAAATGCTTGCTGATCGGTATTCGCAGCAGTCCATAGCCGAAAAATTTAACGTCAATCAGACAGTCATCAGTCGCATAAAACTTGGCAAATCAAGGCTATTCAGAAATTAGGAGATTGATGTATGACTGTTTCAACTAGTAATGTCATTGGCGTTGCCCTTGGCTATGCCGACACCACGCAGCAGTTCAACCTCGGCACCTGCGTCAACCTTGACGACGGTGGACAGGCGATTTACGTGCAAGCAGCCTCGGCTGTTTCGCAGTACGCCGCCGTGTCTGTCCGTGCCGACAACAAGGCTGTGCCGGTGACGACGACCAACGCTGCTGACTCCAAGCGGTTTGCGGTTGCGCAAGTCTCTATTGCCTCTGGCTCCTTTGGCTGGGTGCAATCGGGTGGCGTGATGCGCGTCAACCTTGCGGCGTCCTGCAACCCGGCTGTCCCGCTCTTTACGACGGCGACGGCTGGCGTTCTGGATGACGCCACGGTGTCGGGTGGCGGTGTCGGCCTTGTGGCCGGTATCGTTGCCACGGCAACCGCGTCGGGTGCCACGGCGATTACCTGCGTTGCGGGCTTCCCGCACGTTGTTGGGTACTCGGGCGCCTGATGAAACCTCTGGAGATCACGGTACAAGCGGCGGGAACGCCTGAAGAACTATGTTCTAACATACGTTCTGCCCTTGCCCGTGGTCTGCCAGAACTGACCCTCGCTCCCATCACGCACGATGCAACCATGGTGCTGGTGGCGAGCGGGTGGTCTATGCCTGATTACATTGACGACATCAAAGCGCACCGGAAGGCCGGTCATGTGATCGGTGCAATCAAGGGTGCGCATGACTTTTTGGTAGAGAACGGCGTAGAACCAGATTTTTGGGTCAACCTTGACCCCCGCGACCGCACCAACGGTATCAAGCACAAGAACGACCGCACGCTGTACCTTGTTGCCTCGCGCTGCCCGCCCTCCACGTTTGATTACCTACAAGGTAAGCGCGTGATGGTGTGGCACTCATGGGCTGAAGGCCCAGAAATGGACGCCATGGGGCCGGGTAAATTGGCGATTGGTGGCGGCACGACCTCGGGTCTGCGTGCCATCAACATCGGCTATATCATGGGCTTCCGTAAGTTTTTCCTGTACGGCTACGACTCGTGCAACAGCCCTGACGGACGTAAGCGGTTCACCGGCGAGTTGCCGGGGCTAACGGTAGACGTATGGGTAGGCGGTGCAGACGGCAAGAAGTTTAACTGCAACGCCGCGATGGCCCAACAGGCCAACGAATTCCAGAAATTGTTTGAGGTGATGCCCGACCTGCAAATAGAGGTCATCGGGCCGGGGCTGATTGCTGAAATCATGCGTTGCCGCCGCAACATGGCGAAGGCGGCCTAATGGCAATCCCGTCACGCGTACTCGGCAGCGGCATCAACCAATTGTCCACCGTCAGTATTTGCGGCGATGGTATTGCATCGGTCACGGCAGCCGGTACGTCGGCAGGCGATGCCACCACGTTGACGTATGTGTACAACAACGTCACAAGCGCAGCCGTTGGGACAGGCGTAAAGTTGCCACCGACGGAGATGGGCGAAACCATCATTGTCAAGAATACGACGGCAAACCCAATTTCCGTTTATCCGTATAACGCCAGCAGCAGCATCAACAACGCAGGGTTTGGCACGATCAACCCTGACTGCTCGGCATTGTTTTTTGCCGTCAGCAACACGTTGTGGGAAGAATTGCAGGGTTTTGGCCGCGCTGTGCCGATCCTGCATTACGGAGCGTTTTCAGACACAACGCTGCAAACGGCGGCTTCCATTGACACCGCCTACGGCATGGCTTTTAACACCACCGACAGCAGCAATGGCGTATCTATCGGTTCGCCGTCGTCCCGTTTGGTTGTGGATTATCAAGGCGTCTATAACGTGCAATTTTCCGCACAGTTAGACAAAACCTCGGGCGGCGTGGGCAACATTTATATCTGGTTGCGTAAAAACGGCACTAACGTCGCCAACACAGCCACTACCGTCGCCATTCAAGGAAGCGCAGCGCGTACCGTCGCCGCTTGGAACTTTATTATTCAGTTAGAACCCACCAATTACGTTGAATTGATGTGGGCGACGGATGACACAAGCGTTAGAATTCTTGCGGCCAGCGCCACAAGCGTATGGCCCGCCATTCCATCAGTCATTTGTACCGTAACACAGGTCAACAACCTGTAAAAATCCCCACAGGAGAACGGAAATGCTAGACAGTGACATCAACAACGCCGACGCCCAACTTCACGTTGAGTTTTATGCACGCGAGGATGGCCCGAACAAGGGCAACGTCTATTGCCGCATCCAAGCCCCCGGCGACAAGACCAACGTGATTGACCAGCCGTTGCGTGACGACCATAAGGCGCGTTTCCCGCGTCAGTGGTTGTATTTCCAGATGCAGCAGAACGAAGGTGCCGCATCGCAGATTGGCACGCCGTTGACGCAATGGCAGTCGGACGCACCGGATGACATCAACCGCGACCAGATTGGTGAACTGTCTATTCTCAAGTTTGTCACGGTGGAGCAGTTAGCCCTCGCCTCAGACGCCCAATTGCAGCGCGTCGGCATGGGTGGCATTGGATTGCGCGAAAAAGCGCGCATGTACTTAAATCGCAAGAACCGCGTGGACGCCAACGCAGAGTTGGATGCGACCAAGCAGCAACTTGCAGAACTTCAAGCACAGATGGCCGAACTCATTGCGTCACAAAAGCGCCGTGGTCGGCCACCTAAAGAATTAACGGAGGGATAGTATGGGCAGCACGATGGTGCAATTGGTGCAGCAATGCACAAACGAACTCGGTATCCCGACGCCCTCCACCGTCGCTGGCAATTCCAGCCAAGACGTTATCCAACTTTTGGCGTTGATGAATGCGTGTGGATACGAATTGCTCCGTCGTGCTGATTGGCGCGAACTGACGCGTCAGCATACGTTTTACACGGAAGCCATCACCACAACGGGAACGTGGTCAACGTCCTCGTACACGATCACCG